GCTCGTGCGGATGCTGAGAAAGCCCGTATCGCAGGCTTGACTCCCGAAGAATACGCAATCGAGCAAGCCAACGCTCAACAACAAGTTGCAGGTGTTTCTGGCACATCTACGCCCACTGATGTGGGTATTGAAAGCCCATTTACTCCACCCCCCGGAGAAGCTGACAGGTACATTCAACAGCGTATGGCGCTTGCTCGACAGCAAGTTCCAGAACAAGGCATCAATGGTGTTGCTGACTATTTAATGTCTGATCCGTTGATGGCACGGCACATCTTAGAGACACGCACACCAATACCCGGTCTCAAACCCGCAGAGCAACGTGCTGTATTGGGCGGCATTGAATTGCAGTTGGCTCAGCTTGAGAAGCAACGCGCAGCCGCTGGCCGTGCCGCTACTGGCAGAGCCCAACAACGCCTTGGTACAGTCGAGGAAGAAGAGCAAGCCGCCCTTGACGCCCAGCGTGAGGCTGATGCGCGTGCCGCAGAAGAAACAGCCAAGCGTGACCAACTGGCTCCAGAAGTTGCCGCACTGCAAGGCATGGCCAATAAGCCAGCGCCTATGATTGACCAGTTTAGTCTCTTTGGAAACGAACCAAACGTGCAAGGCTCTGCCGCCATGGGGCAGGCTAAACAAAAACTGCTTGGTGAAGACATCACAGCTACCGCTGAAGAAAACCAAGCCGACATCAAGCGTGACCTACGCCGTGTCCCCGGTGCTGAATTTAAACTGCGTGCCCGTAAAGAAGGTACTGCACCCGTCACCCGTGATGAAGTTGCTGACCGTTTGAACCGTGTGCTTAGCGCATACGAGCTGTCTCCAGAAGCATCGGCTTTCCTGCGCCGTGCAGAGCAAGTGTTGCCCCAAGCTGGCCAAGATTATTTTGACTTGCTCGATGCACAGCTTGACAAGATTGAGAGTGGTCAAGAAGGCGTGCCACGCAAAGGCCAGAGCCGCACACTAACAGCACCGGCTGCACCTACAGCCGCACAGCAAGCCCAAGCCAGCACAACCCCCGGCACAGAGGGCGCTAAGATCGACATGCGCGAGCGCCGTGATGCACAGCCCGGTCAGCCTAGCCCTCTTAAAACCACAATTGCCCAGCCTGCGGAAACTGGGCGCACTACAGGCGTGCGTGGCGCAGCCGACCAAGCTGTACGCACATCTGCTAACCAACCCACCACACTGCGTGGTGCAAGCGCTAGAGCCGTTGACTTGTCTTTGCAGGGCGATCTTGAACCGTTGGTGCGTCAATCTGAGCGTGCTGCCGATGAGCAAGCTGGCCAGTTGGGACTGTTCCCAGAAGAACAAAAGAAACTTGGCTACATCAAACCAAACCGCGAAGCGTTCAACCGTTTCATGCGCAGTCCATTTGTCAATACCCTTCGCAAAGACCTGCGTGCCAACGAGGAAACCCTCAAGCAAGCCGCACGTATCCCTGCGCTGAAAAACCGCATCAAAGAGTTAACCAGTAAAGTTATTGGTGTTTTAAGCGACTTCCAAGAGTACAAGACCGCTGACAAGCTGGTGCGTGCCAACAACGACATCAAGGTGTCTGAGCGTGGTTTAGATCAACTCAAAGGTGCAATGACTAAAAACGTTGTTGACCGCATGGAGTTGTCTGGCGCTATTGAAAGTTTGCAACAGCAACGTGCTCAGTTCTTGGAAGAATCTCAGAAAACAGGCATTGCCCCTGACGCTGAAGTATTAGCACAGCTCGATAATGTTGAGCGCCAAATGCAACAGTTCAGCACAGATTTGTCTTTGCTTGATGGCGCTATTTCTACACTGGACGGCCAGATCCGCGTAGCCCAGTCGCAGTCACGCATGGCCGAGTTAATTGACAAGTCACCTTCACTGGAAGACCTTGAGACTGCTAAGACAGATTTGCGTGCGGCTCAAACGGAACTTGCTGACTTGCAGTCCCGCATCAGTGCACTGGAGAAAGAAAAGAAAACCAAAGCTGCTGAAGATGCGCGTGCTGCCGCAGCCGTTGCCGCCTCAGACAGAGCCAAGGCTCTTGCACCTTTGGACACCAAAGCATCTGAAGCGCCCATTCAAGGCGCACGTAAAGGTGAGCTTGACACCACTGTTGTCCCTGCCATGTCTTGGGCTGAGCGTGTTGCTCGTCGTTGGGCTGAGCGCGGTAAAACGCCGATCAGTGCCACTGAAAAACAAGAAATTCAAGGCAACCCAGAAAAGGTGTTGGGCGGTTTTAAAGCCATTGTTACGGGTCTTGAGAAGAAGATTCAGCAAAACCAGTTGTCTGCCAAACGTGCGTTGGAAACAGAAGTTGTTGGCCCCGCATTAGCCGCCCGTGACAAACTTGATGCGCAGTACAAAGCCGCTAAAAGTTCTGCCCAACGTGCCGAGATTGGTGAGCGTTTGGATGCCGCAGAATCTGCACTGACCAAGGCCAGAGAAGAGGGGCGTAAACCCCTTGAAGAAATGGTTTGGAAGAGCAAGGCGCTAGATACCAAGAAGCTGGCCGAAGCCATGCGTAAGGTTGACTGGCTTGAGAACTTGATTGCCGAAGGCCGTGTGGAAGTAGCCGCACCAAAAAGCGTTCAGGTTATCTCCAAGAAGAACAAAGAGATTCTGACTGCCGAGTCCAAGGCTAAAGCGCAAGCTATAGCCACAGAGCGTATAAAAGCCCCCGCTACATCTGGCGAAGCACTCACTCGCACTGAAGCAACTGAAGCCGCTAAGCCACAGAAAACTCAGTACGAAGGCAAGGGCGTGCCCGGCGGTACAGCCAAAGAAATTAAACCTTTGACTGGCCCAGAGATTTTTGCGGCTATGCAGAAGAACGCTGCTGCAAGAAATCGTTTGTTGCCACAACTGGCGGCAACTGCATCCCAAGGCCCTGCGCTCAAAGCCCCAATTGATCTGGAAGAAAGCGCTGCTCCCGTGGTGGCCAACATTGCTGAGACTACAACCAACCCCATCAACAAAGCCGTGGCTGAACGCCTGAAGATGTTGTTAGGAAATACCCGCATCTACATTGAAGAAAACCTAACTGACGACAAAGGTCAGTCAGTCTACGGACAAGCTGCGGCTGATGGCTCCTTCATTGTTCTGGACAAACAGTTTGGCATGAATGAGCAGACTGTGTTGCACGAAGGCGTACACGCCGCGTCAGAGCGCGTTCTGTCTATGCCAGAAGACCAGTTGACTGCTGACCAGTTGGCAGCCAAGCGTGAGTTGCAAGAGTTGTTTGAAGCGGCTAAAGCAGACGGCAGATTTACTAACGTGAACGCCATGACAAACCTGAGCGAGTTTGTCTCTGAAGCACTGTCCGACAATTTGTTCCAGCAGGAGCTGGCTCAGCGGCCATGGACTCTCAAGAACATGTGGGAAGGTTTGAAGAGTGGCATTATGCGCTTGCTTGGTATCAAGATTCCAACCAACATGTTGGAAGCCACGCTTGCTTCTGCTGACCGCATCATGACCAAAGTGCCACGGGCTACCGAAGCAGACTTTAAGTTGGATCAACCAAAGCTAAACCGCCCACGGGACAGCGCGTTCTCTGAGTCTATTGATATTGCACGCAGTGCTGTGTCGCAGCAAAAGACTTGGAGCCAGAAGATCAAAGAAGAAGGCTCTGGTCTGGCGCTTGAGACCATGTTGGTTGACCGCTTTGCGGGCTTTGAGAAACTGTCCAAGATGATGGATAGCCTCAAAGGTATTCAGATGATGTACTACTTGCGCATGTACGACCAGCGCATGAACTTTGTGGCGCAGTCTGCCGCTAATGGTGCGTTGCAGATCGTAGAGAAGACCCGTGCCGACGGCAAGACAGAGTACGTCATTGAGAGCAAGGAAGGCGCAAGTCTGAAGGGCGTGGTAAATATTCTGCGCGAAGCTACTCCTTTGCTTGGCAGTGTCGACAACGTCAGCAGCATGTTCACGCTTTACCTAGCCGGTGTCCGTGCCAAGCGTGTTGGCCTCGGTGCATTGAACTTCAGCGGTAAGCTGACGCAAGCGCAACTAGACAAAGTGGCCGCAGATGTGGAGAGTAATCCCACGCTCAAGTCTGTGTTCAAAGCGGCGCAAGAGGAGTACAACACGTACAACCGTGGCCTCGTTGAGTTTGCCGTCAAGACTGGCGCCCTGTCTAAAGAGACTGGCAAGATGCTGTTGGCCAGCAACGACTACATCCCGTTCTATCGTGAGAAGAATGGCACAGTTGAACTGCTTATTGGCGGTGAGCCACCAGTGCGTATTGGCAACATCAAAGAGCAGCCATACTTGAGAGAACTGGTAGGCGGTGATGCTCCCATCTTAGACTTCATGACCAGCTCGGTGCAAAACACCAACATGATGTCTGACATGGCTCTACGCAATCTGGCCACCAGAAACGCCATCTTTGAACTTGAAGCCATGGGCTGGGCAAAGATTTCAGACAAGGCTACATCAGGCAAAGATGTTGTGCAGTTCAAAGTGGATGGCGCTGATCGCTACGCCACAATCGACACAGACGCCGCTGGCATTGACGCTAACATCTTGGTCAAGGGCATGGAAGGTATCCCAACACAGATGCCGTTTGTCTTGCGTGCGTTTGCTGCGCCTGCCAAGTTCTTGCGTAAGGCTGTAACTGCTACGCCGTTGTACGCGGCTCGTCAGTTGTTCCGTGACTCTATTGCTGCCACCTTGGTGTCCGGTGCTGATTTCATTCCCGTTACTGGAGCGCTTCAAGAGATTGGCAGTGCCGCCAAGGGCACGCTGGAGAGACGCGGTATTACAGGCGGTCAAGTGTTCTCCGGCGGTCAAGAAGACATTAGCGACATCATGCGCCGCATCGCCTCTGGCAAGAGCACGTGGCAAGACTGGGTATCTAAGGCCGAAGGTTTCACAATGGAGGCAGATGCGCTTACACGCCGTGCTCAGTACAACAGCTACATCAAGCAAGGTTTGTCTGAGATGGAAGCCACGTACATGGCGCTTGAGTCAATGAACTTTAGCAAGCGCGGGGCATCGCCTAGCATCCACATGGCCAACTCGTTGATCCCGTTTTTCAACTCACAGATCCAAGGTCTGAACGTGTTGTACAAAGCCATGACCGGTAACATGCCGTTTAATGAGCGTCTAAAGATCCAAGAGAAGTTGATCCAGCGTGGGATGATGATTGCTGCCGGAACGATGGTCTACGCAGCCATGATGCAGGACGACGAAGCATACAAGAACGCTACGCCAGATCAGAAGTACGGTAGCTGGTTTGTGCGTGTGCCCGGCTTGGAAGAACCCATCCGTTTGCCAATCCCGTTTGAGATTGGTTACATCTTCAAGGCTTTGCCCGAGGCGCTGTTCAACTCTATGGTCAACGAGCATGGCAGTGAAGAAGCTACCAAAGCGCTCAAACAGATCTTGTTGCAAACTATCCCCGGCGGTACATCTTATGGCATCCCACAAGCTATGAAGCCAGCCATTGAAGCAGGGCTTGGCAAGTCGTTCTACACAGGGCGTGACATTCTGTCTGCCCACGAGAAGCTGTTGTCCCCCGAGGCGCAGTACCGCGAGAACACTTCAGAGCTGTCCAAGTTTGTAGGCCGCGTTGCAGGCGTGTCGCCCATCGTCATGGATGAACTCATCAAGGGTTACACAGGCACTATGGGCTTGGCGTTTGTGCAAGCAGTCAGCTCTCCGTTTAACAGTGGCGGCTCTCCCGAGCAAGCATATAAGCGCATGTCAGAGATGCCTGTTGTGGGTGGTGTGTTCCAGCCAAACGATGCTGGCGGCATCATCAACAACGTCTACGAGACGATGCAGGACTTTGCCAAGACCAAAGCATCAGTGGACGATTTCATTGAGCGTGGGGAAAAAGCCAAAGCAATGGACTTGCTTCAGCGTACCGGCAACGAGTACGCCATGGGCGAGATCGCACACAGCTTCACCCGTGAGATGGGTGAGTTGACCAAGTTTGAGCGTGCCATCCGTGCCTCGGACATGTCACCAGAAGAGAAACGTGCCAAGCTCGACGAAGTACGCCAGATGAAGATTATGTACGCGGCGACGATGCGGGAGGCCGTCGATAAAACCAAACCCCAGTAAAGCCGTTTAAGATACATACGGTGGCGCGGGCGTCCAGTATGCGGGCGAGAGTGGCCTTCTTTAGACCTAACTCACGCACCGCATCCGTGTCGAGGCAGGGAATAAAAAACCCCTGCCCTTTTTCAATCTTCTTCCACGGGAACCGGATTAAGGATACTTTCATCTAGGTCTTCCACTCGACGTCGGATTCTCATCACCGCCACTCGCATCTGTGGGCCCTTGGTCTTAGCCATCATGTCCTTCTTCACGAACTCAACTTGGAACTGATCCTCAAGCTGGCGCTTGAATGAAGTGTAGCCAAAGCTCATGGATGCGCAATAGGACTTGAGCAACTGCTCCTCAATGAAATAGTCGATGTACTTGGGCGTAAGCTCATGCTCAACCCTACCAAGCACCTTGTTACGGGTGATGGAGATGTCGATCTCTTTACCGCTACCCAACTCAGCCATCAAGCCGCCGCTGCTTGGACGGATCACCACAAAGCTACCATAGCTGTCACGAGTGTAGGCGTTCAATACATCTTCAGCGGTGCGCACACTGCTCTTCATACTGGCACGCATGTTCTCCACAACCTTCTTAAAAGCGTTGATGATGGGGCGGTAGGGGATCTCAATCACACCCAACTCTTTGAACGCCTTGAGTGCACACACAGTAGCGCCAATGCCGGCCATCCAGAAGCGCTCATCGTTGGTAGCGTTGAACTCCTTGTACATAGCCGCGACACCCGAGCCAACCATCTCTGGAAAGCTCGCCACATTGTCGGCAAGGTATTGAGCCAAGGCGAAGCCCGCGACACCGTAGTTGTGCTGCAAAGACTTGATGATCTCAATCTCGTGTGGCTCCCAAGTCAACTCGTCCTCAAGCACAAACTCTAGCAAGCGGCGCAGTTCACCCTCGGATGAATGGTTGCGCCCACCAGTCAGGTAGTCCACGATGTGGGTGTTAGATGACATCAGGGCGTTGGTCATCCACGTGGACAAGTTCAGACGCTCTTTGTTGGAGCCAGACTCCATACGCTCCTTACCTCGGCCTTCGGTCATGTCCAGCAGGAACTCAGGCAACCACTCGAAGTCCTTGCGGTTCTTCGCTGTAATCTCATCGGTGATGAGTGGGTGGCTATTAAGCAAACCCAAGCGCTGTTGCATGGCCACAGGAGATGTGCTCTTGCCTGTGCGGTAGTGCGTTGGGTGACCCCAGACAGATGCGGCGGCTTCCAAGGACAACGACTTACCCGTGCCAGACTCGGTGGATGCGCAGTGATACGTCATGCCATAGATGCCCGTGAAGCGCATGAAAGGGGCGCCAGCACCGACAAGCAAAATGGACAAGTGATTCCACATCTTCTTGGCAATCAGCATGTTGACGAACGCTCTCCAGTTGTCCATCGTCCCCTTGGGTTCGGTGTTGACTGTGATGTTCTCAAGCCCCGGCATGGGTACTCTGATTGGCGGTACACCTTTGGAGAAGATACGCCCTGCATACACGTATGTATTGTCGGCTTGCCAGCCGTAGCTATCGGGAACCTTAACGGCTACTTTGTTTGTACTAGAGTCTTCCACACATGCCCTCACATATTCAAATAAGTTCTTGTCATTGTTTGATCCAAACGCGGCCACCACGTTCTGGTTGGCCAACGCCTTGACCGTCTCGTCTTTGCTAACCACAGCCTTCTGTGGCATGGTTATGTTCACTGCGCCATCAGGCTTGAGCGCTATCAGGTGCACTGTGTGATCCCCGTTGCTGTTGAGAATATCAACAACAAACAGTTCGTAAGGTAGCAACATGACTTGCTTCTTAGTCTTAGCCCCTTCAGCATCCTCAACTATGCGCTCCATGAACACGCCGCCGTTTGTGCCGTAGGCATAGCCACGTGGAGGTGTCGGGCGCATGACCTTGATGGTCTCTTTAGCTGTGACACTGCTATCGCCGTGCATGGGCACTTCGATTTCTTTCTCCTCCACATCCACCTTAATCTCACGGCCTAGGATAAGTGGGTTGGTGATCTTCCCCCAGTGCGTGCAGTTCGGGCAGATGCCGGGGTTCTCGCTGTCCATCTTGATGCAGGGGTACGGGCCTTTGATGTCCCGCAGTTTCTGATTCATCCGGTCAGCATCGTAGGGGTGCATACTGCTGAGCCAAGCGCTTGCCTTCTGGCCATCTTCACAGACCTTCGTCCACGACAACAAACCTCTCCAGATCGGCTCCATGCCTTCCTCTGTAGCGTGCTCCACGTAGTTGCTCAGTTGGCCGCAGCCCTTGCCGTTCTTCGTTGCAAGCCAAATCGGTTTGAACTTGGTCACGCTGTTCTCGTACAGCTTCACGGTTGCGGCTGTCGGGTCTGCCTTGGTGGGGCGTTGACCGGGGAGGTCGAGTGCAGGGATAGCAGGGGCTTCGTAAACTGTACCGGCCAGCTTGTCCCTGATGAGTTCAGCCAAGATGTCGAAGCTGAACGTGCCGCCCTCAGACAGTATGCGCACAGGGCGCGGCGTTGCGTACTTCTTCTTAAAGTTGGTTGTGTCAGGCACACGCAGGACTCGGGCGGCATCAGCCGTCACAGTCATGTCAATCGCCAAGTTCTCTTGCTTGCACAGACGTTTAAAGTTCTCGGCCACAGGCTTCCAAGAATCAACAGGCACAGCCTCAGTCAGTGGCCAGTAGCAGTGCAAGCCGCCACCAGAGCCAACGATGTAGGGAGCGCCAAGCTGATCTAGCCCTGTCTTTTCCAAGAACGCATTGAGTGCAAGCGCGGCGTCTTTCTTCGAGGCGTACCCATCCATGTCAATGAACAAAGACTTGAGGTACTTGGCGTTGGTCGCCTGTCGATTGTCCTCAATGCCAAAGGTAGCCAAGGCAAAGTAAACGTCCAGCTTGCTGTCGTGCCATCTGTGGGTGTGCGCTTGTGTGTCTTCAAGAGCTTGCACAAAGGCGTGCTCTTTCGTATTGAGTTCTGCTACGCAGTACCGACCAAATTCTGGCGGCGGCAGAACAACCGCTAAAAACTCAAGCGGGGTCATTAAAGTCCTTGGTAGGGTTACAGGAACAGGTCGAGCTGTTTAGCGTCTTTAAGCTGGGCTTCGTCAGGTGGAGCCATCACGGTCAGGCGACGCAAGACTTCCAGTTGCCAGTCCTTCGGTAATCCTGTGGGCAGTTCCATGAGTTCAGCACTGAAGCGGATCAGCTCTTGCGTGGTGAGGGATCGAGGTTGTATTCCGTACATATTTTTCTCCATGCCTCGTCTGCTGTGCGAGAGGTCTTCATTATGTGAGTTAAGAATTCGACGCGGTCACGATAGGCCACGAACACTTCTGTGCCAGTGAACCAGTTGTAAACGGTCTGCCGTGAGACGCCAAGCGCATAGGCAATCTTCGTGACTGGGAAGTCAAGATGGATCGCCCAACGCCCAAGCTGGTTGCCCAGAGACTTGGGAGTCTTCGCTACATCGTCAATGATTTTTTGTGAGTAAGCCATAATGGTTTAGGTGGGGGTACTAGCCGTTCGTCCGCAAGCATGTTGCACGACGTTCCCCCCGATTCAATTACTCATCGTCCCAGTCAGCAACGATGTCGGCCAGCTTGCCCTTCTTGGCTGGTGCGGCTTCAACCTTGGGTGCGGCTTTACGCACTTCGGGCTCTTCCTCGGCTTCTACTTCGACAGCCTTGGCTTTCTTAGGCTTGGCGGCTTTGACTTCAGCCATAGCTTCGGCCTCGTCTTCGTCCATCATCTTGCCCATAGGACGCTTGCCTTCGATAGCCAACGGAGCAGGGGCGACAACGCCATCAGCAGAGGCAGGGGTAACGGCTACGGCCTTCTCAGCATCCTTAGACTTGGCTTGGTCTTGCGCTGTCTCGTACTCGTCATCTGTCAACCAGCGCATAGGGCTGAAGAACAACTTGGGGGACTCAGCCTTGGTGTCAAACTTCATGCGGGTCACGATGGCATCCAAGTTAACGGGGGGAGTCTGAGCCGCCATGTAGCGAGCGTACGCCTGCAATGGGCGCTTGTCGCCGTCTTCCTTGCCGAAGATGGACGTAGCTGGCAGGGTGACCTGCAACACATCGCCTTCAGGGTTATTGGCCAAGACCACAGCCAAGCGCTGTTGGTAACGGCAGGCACGGCTTTGACCATTGCCAGACCCAGCGATGTTCTGTGGGCATGTAGTGCAGCTTGAGGACTGCTTGTTCTTCACGCCTGCATCGGGCTTCTCACCATCAGCCGCTGTGCAGTCAGGAGCAGCCGCAGCAGCGTCCTTGTCGTAACCGCCAGCGTAGAAGATACGGCTGACCTTGGGGGCGGCCTTCACAATGATGACGTCCAAGTGGCGGTCTTCAATGGATGCGACCTCCTTGCCGCTAGCCATCAGACGGAACACGCCGCCCTTGATAGAGACGCGCTTCATGCCGCCACCGGCGTTCACGTTACCGGCCAAGGCCAAAGTAGTTGCAGACAGTTCCGCGTTCTTAGCGAAAGCAGGAACGTTTGAGGGATTGAACATGGTAATGTTACTCATTTTGTTTTCCATTTAAGTTGGTTTGCGTACAGAGATGTCGTACTCAGACGACGAGTTGAGTCCGGGCGGTACGACCCCGGGGTTTTCTTCTAAGAACTGCGCCATGTTGAGTTGCGCAATGCGCTTCTCAAGCAGGTCAATGGCCTCGTGCTCAAGCATGAACTTCTTGAATGAGTCCCAGTCTTGTGTGGTGTAGCGAGTCTTCACGGACATGACTGCCGTGCCCTCGGTAGTGCGCACAGATGTGACCCCCATGGCCTTCATCTGCTCTTTGATTGCATTCTTGATCTCGTCCTGTTGGCCTTTAAGTACTTCAGCTTGTGTGTCGTACTCTTGGGTCAGTTCGGTCATCTTCGTGCGTAACTTGCGGTAGATTTTCACAAGTTTATCCAGCGGTATCGCTTCTTCTTCCATTACTTCTCCTGTTATTTTGTTGTCTAAGGTTGGACAGTTTACATGTATTTTGGTTCGTTGCAAGCCCCTTTCATGATTTAATTTCAGTCTCAAACATCTGGGTCAGGAGTGAGTTATCGCTAACTTTCCCTTCCAGCGCGGTGAACATGCGCTTCTCAATCGGGCTTCCCTGAATGTGAATCACAGTAACTTTGTCTGAATCTTGCCCCTTGCGGTCAGCACGGGCACAGCACTGGATGTACTGCTCAACCGACATGAGTGGCCCATAGAACACCACGGTGTCAGCGGCAGTGAGCGTGATGCCATGCGCAGATGCGGCAGGCTGCATAACCAAGACCCGTGGTTCGGGCTCGTTCTGAAACCGGCTGATGATCTGGCCACGCTTGCTTGGGGGAACATCTCCGTGGATGCACTCGTTGGGAATTCCCCGCTTCAACAAGAAGGTGTTGATAGTACTGATGGTGCTACGGAACAAGGCGAAGATGATGACCTTGCGATCAGTCTCCTCCAAGATTTCCTCAAGCACAGCAAGCCTAGGGGCAGAGTCAAACTCAACAACTTCCTTGTCATCGGTATACGCCGCACCACAACTGATCTGCAAGAGCTTGGATACACCGGCGGCGGCATTGACTGCCGTGATGGTCTCGCCTGCGGCTTGCACCAGCATGCGGTCTTTGAGCATGTTGTAGTACTTGGCTTGCTGTGGGGTGAGGGCTACCTCTCGGGTCATGGTGATGACAGGCGGTAGGTCTAGGCACTGTGCTTTGGTGTAGCGTATCGCAGGCTGGAGAGCCTCATGCACTTTGTCCTTGGCGTCCGCTTTAGCCGCCCACTTGAACATCGTTACCTTGTTCATCACCTGATCGCGCCATGCTGTAAAGAACTTGGGCACACCCTCGGGGTTGACTAGCTTAGCCAAGCCATACGCATCCACAGGCGACTGCGATGCAGGGGTTCCCGTCATCATCCACAGGTAAGTGTTAGGTGTCAGGATCGAGTTGAGCGCCTTCCATCTGCGAGTAGTGGGGGTCTTGTAGGCGTTGGCCTCATCCACAATCACAAGGTCAAAGCGCCCATCGTTACGCACCTCATCAGCGATTAAGTTAAGCCCTTCGTAATTCGTGATTACGATTTCGTAATCTCTTTGAATCATCTCGATGCGGCGACTAGCTTGCGTATGGTGCGCGATAACGGCTGAGCGATGTATGACGCTGTTGTTGATGTCCCCCATCCATGCGCTGTGCATGATCGACAAGGGGCACAGGATGAGAATCCTACGCACCTTACCTAGCTTCATCAGGTAGTCAGCCGCCCACAATGCTGACAGAGTTTTGCCAGTGCCTGGTTCGGAGAACACGAAGGCTCTCCTGTACATCGTCAAGAACGCTGCCGTCTCGATCTGGTGAGCCATGGGTTTGTAACGCCCCGGCCAGTCATAGCGCCTAGTGATAGGCGAAGGTACATCTTTGACACCTAGGTTACGCAGTACCCGCGCTTCATCAAGACCCCAGTAAACAGCAACGTCATAACCTCCGTCTGCACGGAGCATGGCCTTGCTTTTAGGGATGATTGAGTATTTGTGCGGGTTCCTTGTGCGTAAGATAAGTGCTTTGTCTTCTACGATTTCCATTACTTCTCCGAGGTTTTATTTGTTGTCTGCTCTATTTGCTGACTTACTGCGCATACGCAAATTACCTTTGGCTGACGTACCGCCCGAGCGCATGGGCTTGATATGGTCTACATCTTTGCCGTCACCCTTGGTGGCTACACCTGTCTTCTCCATCATGCGACGAGCCTTAACGCGCTCTGCTCGCTTCTTGATCTGATCGGGCTTGCCTTGGTAGTTAGCGTACTCTGACGAATAGTTACGTGTTGCCATGATTCTTCCTAATGTTTAGGGTTGAACTCGCATCCGGTGACCTGACACCATCCGCAAAGTGGGGTTTGATTGGGGTTCCATACGTCCGTTTCAAAACATGCTTCAAGACGCGCAGTACGCTCACGATACTTCCACCAGAAGGCTTCAGCTTGGTCGCGTGTCATCTGCATCTTGACCATATCATTTTTGACAATGAACAGCAACGCTGAGTTAACTTTGCGGATGTGAGGGAAGTGTGCGAACACCATGATTGACATGAGCACAAGCTGATCCCTGTCGGGGTACTTGTTGTTGCCCGTCTTCCAGTCACCTACCCATGCTGTCAGGTTCTCGTCATCGATGATAAGGATGTCGGCAATGCCTCGCACCCACACGTCAGGAGATTTCCAGTTGGCAGGCTTCAAGTCAACAGTCAACGCCATCTCGTACTCAGCCAACGCCCTCCCGGGCTTACCTAGCATGGCGTCCACTACAGGCTGGAACTGCGCATACTCAGCAGGGATTGGCGTCTTGTCTCTGATGTAGTCCTCGATGGCCTGATGTACCTGATTGCCGTAGCGCGTGGCCTCAGTCTCTTGGAAGGGGTACTTCTTCAAGACCTTGACCTCGTGATAACGGCGTTGGCAACCCTCAAAATCTTTCAGGCTGCTGTGTGACCATGCTGGTTTTTTCATTCGAACTTCGCAGTCTTGATTGCTACTGTTAATCGGTTGGCGAACTGGGTGACGAACGCTTCATTCTTGTTGAGCTCGTACTGTCCCATGTCCTCCAGTATGGCGTGTACTACTTCGTGCCAGAACGTATCGGCCAGCTCGTCTTTGGTGAACTTCCTGCCCGTTATGTTGCTGGCTCTGCCAAGGCGGATGCACTGCTCTGGGTAGAACGTGCGCCCCATATCCTTGCGGTGGAGCATGGCTTCCACCACTTCCACGCTGTACCACTTCCTGCCGACTCTCATTTTTGTTGGTAATCTCATTCTTCTCCTTAGTTTTTTGCTAACCCATATCTACGGTGCGCACCACCGTCAGCGGCCAATGGAATGCCCGGCATATACGGCGGCTCCATAGTCATCTGAGCCAAGACCCAAGTCTTAGCTTCTTGCACCTCTGCTTCAGGAACCACAACGATCTGCTCGTCATGCACTGTTCCCGCCACAAAGTATCTCTTTGCAGTACGCACCATCCCATCAGTCATCACGCATCTCGCTACGCCCTGCGTGACATTGTTGGTTATTTTTCCTGCATATATTTTAGTACGATCTTGTC